CTACCTGTATCGTGACCTATTAATGTGTTACTACCCTCAGTGTCTACGGAATTTGTAAGCCCATCATTTGTATCTAAAACAAAGTCTTTAAGCAACGTAAAGTTTCCCTTTTTTAAATCGCACATATACGCATCGCCATCATCGTCAAGGCTCTTTACTACAAAGACCATAGACTCTTGTTCATCGTATATGATTCCTGTAAATGAACCAACATGTGTACTCCAATCACTATCACTAATTTTATTTTCTTTTAAGTTGGTTATAGATGACCCGTTATATAGATATAAACCAAGTTTATTGGCCCAAATTATGCCATATTGGGTTCTTTTTACTGCTTCCGGATGTAATACGCCCTGATACTGTTTACTGTCCTCTAAAAACCAATTACGGTCATCACCAGCTATATTTATAATATCTAAACTTTTATTCTTGTACGCTAGTAGTCTATCTGCATATGCCTCTATTGCAACATACACATCTGCATCACCCTTGGCCGCCTCTATAAAATTAGTAGATGGAAACGTATCGTACCTATTAGGCATGGAATACATGATTCTATCTGGATAAGACCTGAGTGTTGCATCTGCTTTGGTGTCACCAGTGTCTTCATCTTTCATCGTTACATTACACACAAACACTCTATTGTTTGCAACTACTGCATCTTTCCAATGTTCTCCAGAGTCACCAAATGCATTACTAAATATACTGGAACTAAATCCATTTATAACTTCATAAGTAATAAAACCCAATTCCTTAATACTAAAGTTATTGGCAACAGTTCTATCTGGGCATGAATAAAAACTACCAGAAAGAGTCAGCGTTACCCCAGAACCAGTTGCGGTAGCATTAGAAGAAATCGTTATAACATTTGCATCGTTATTGGCAGTAGTAATGGTTGCTCCATCAGGAATACCTGTTCCAGATATAGACATCCCAGCTACGGCAAGGTCATTTGACGTGTTTGTAATATTGGCACTACCACTTGCTACGTTCCCAGTTAATGTTTCACTAATATTAGACCAAGATGTATAATCGTCAGATAGCTTTGCCCTACATCCTTTTCCAAGGTCAATGTCTAACAACATAATATACTCTGATTCTGTACCCTGCTCTCTTATATATATCCTACCCCCAGAAATCCTAGGGTCGTATGGCCCAACTGTAGCAACGTTTAAAGATAAAGATTTAAACTCATCTGCCTCTGAGACAGTAAGAGTATCTGCATAAGTAGATGGTAAAGACTCTTGATTACCATCGTACACAAATGTTTGAGCAAATTCATAAGTGCCACTTGCTATTAGTCCGTCTACGTCTGTTTCAGTTACTATAGAAACATTAAATCCTGAACCGGCAGTTAGGGAAACGGCAGTGGAGCTATCATTATCTTGATTCTTTTCAAAACTAGCCAATACTCCAACTGTTCCAGAACTAGATGCTACCTTACCATCAGTGGGCTTAGAAAGGTCATTGTCTTTTGAAAAGTAATTCATATAAGAATTATCATCGTCAGACGAATTAGCACCTACAAAATGCCTTCTTTGTATCCAGCCATACCATTGAATTTTGCAGTCGTTATTATCAGCAGTATCGCAACACCTTATAGATTCTTCTACTTTATAATACTTTACCTTAGATGGAATACTGGTAGCTGAACTTCTAAGAACAATGCCATTTGCATCGTGTGCATAGTTATTTGCCGATGTTGAAAAAACATCAATGTTATGAGCCGCTGGATCGGCTAATAAAATAACTTGGTCTCCGAGAGAAACACCTTTTAAAGTAGCTCCCCAAAAAACTTGAGGAGGACTCTCAATAGCAATAGGCATAGCCCTACCAAAAACAATATTACTTCCGTTTGTATCCACTACCCGGTAAAGACCTTGGGCCGCCCTATCAATCCCATTCGCAGGAAAAGAGCTAGCGGTCATGTGTACCAAAGTACCTACTGGAAAGGAAGATGCTAAATTTTGCTGTGTCCCACTAACCTTATATTCCAACTCTCTCAGTAAGCCACCATTCGTCCTTGCTATGAAACCAGTAGCGGAACCTTCACTATCGTCATCTCCTGCAATAGAGCTAGTTTGTGAAACTGTTACAGGGTCTCTAACATGATCTGTCTCAAAGTAACCTAATCCATATCCGGGCTGTACCGTAGCTATCTCATCGTTAGCATAGGCAGTTATTTTATTATTGGTAGAGTCCTTCATACTATAAGCAGGTTGTAAACTGCCATGTATGTTAAACATTACATTCCTAGCAACAGAAAATTCATTTTCTGATATGTCAGCAACGTCTTTGAGGGTATTTAAACCACCACTAAAGTCGTTGAGTTGATATACCCTTTTGGGCACTACTTACTCCCGAAAACCTTTGAAAAGAAACCCTTTTTCTTCTTTTTGCCTTTTTGGGATAGCTTTTTACCCTTTTTCTTTTTTTTCTTTACATCCTCCATATTGAAAGCCATTGCATTATATGTAGGATTTGTTGTTGGTTTGACTTGCGTACTGTCTATCTCAACAAGCATGATCGTTAATAATATTGATAACATGTTATTTCCCCTTGAAGACACCCTCTAAAACATCTGTTACAACGTCAACTATCTTCTCAAAGAAAATTTGTTCTTTGTCCTCAGATACAAAAGGGATATCGATTTTTTTGTTAATTGCCGTCGCAATGCTATCTGACATTTCATCTGATGCCAAATGGTTCATTGCCTCTTCTTTCATTTTGTCAGCTTGCTCCTCAGCCAGCTTAACAAGCATTGATTTAATATCTAGTGCCATATTATTTTCCTTTTTTTATGTTCATTAAAAGTAATACAATAGAAAGCAACGCAACCACTACCTGTAAGAGCTCATGTATCTGCGTTAAGCCTATTGCATAATTACTAAAACTAATTGCCGCTATTTTTAAGCTGTCCATTGCTTTTCAATCCTTGTATTTCATCTCTCAACTTAGCCATCTTTTCATTATGCTCTATCTTCATCTCTAAAGCAGTTACTCTCAATTCCATCTGGTACCATCCCCATCCTATTGCACCCAACAAGCTTATTACATTAAATGCAAACTTCATATCTACTTTAATGCCTGCCATTTATTCTACTCAAAGAACCCTTGACCTCTGATATCTGATTGTCTAGGTCATTAATTTCTTTTGTGATCGCATCAAACTTGCGATCTAACTTATCATCAGATTGATTCCATCTGTTAATTAGTTTAATTACCATACCTTCCATGTTCTCTAATGTTTCACTTTGACCTTTGTTCTCAATTTTTAAATTTTCTAAGGTCTCTTGTTGTTGTGCTGATTTATTTGACAAAGACACTACTAGGTATACAAACATAGCACCCACTACACCTATCATTCCTGCTTCGCCATATACTGCCATAAAGTCCATTACTTCTTCTTCTTTTTCTTACTTAGTTTCTGATACCACTTCAATTCTTCTTCCATTTCCTCATATCTCTGTTGCTCTTCTATAATATGCTTTTGTACCAACTCTGTAATAGTTGTATTAGCTTCTTCAAAGTTTCTTTCAAGGTTTTTAATCCGAGTTTCAATCTGCCAATAACCATAGACCAACATCCCGACAAGAACAAAAATTTGACCCAACCATTTAAGATTAATGCTAACAATGGCATTATCATCAAGAACGGTAGCACGATAACTTCTAGCGGTATCAGGCTTTTCACTCACTTAACCTCCCAGCCACAGACCGACCAGCCGGAATCACAGCCAGTTATTACAAATATAACTAACGTTAATACTATAAGATATTGATACTTCATAATTTATTTTGGATTCTATTATCATAAAGTTATTTACCAAGTTGTTACCGCTTCTACCACTTAAAGCTTTAAGTGTTTAGAGACCTCTTCGTCTCCAGCCATCATTGGAACTATTCTAGACAGTAACTCTGATTTAGTTTCTGAGCTAGAGTATGAAATACCACGTTTATCATAGAAATCTTTTATTTCATCTTTTGTATTTTCATCAGTAGGATAATCTGATTGACTTGTAGCGACACCATTGATCAGGTGATGACCTCCAACTATTAATCTACCATGACCACCACCATGACTACTGTCACATTCATCAACGTAAGCTTGTTCAATCGTTGCCCAGCTATCACTTCTCTGTACGATCTCACCATCTACCACTAAAAAATATTTATACTGAGAAGGATAAGTCAGGGTCTCAGTCGTACCATCTGGATATGTTTTTGTCCTAGTAGCACCGGGAGTTGTATTTCTATATAGTCGTAAGTAATGACCCTGAGAACTTTTCCTTATAAGCATTAGTCTTTTTTAACCTCTTCTTTAGATTCTAATGATTGTTTTAACATGCTAACAAAAGCATCGTGACCCACTCTAAGTTGGTCTGCAATAAAACTATTAGATGCCTGTTTGTTTTGTATATCTTTTATATGGTGATACATCATTTGTTGCTCTTCAGTTAATTGCTCGACAATATACTCTTTACCATCAAGATTAATAACTGGCTTTTCTTTTTTTTCTTTAGCCATTATTGACTCCTTGTGTTAGTTAATTATTTTTTTTCTAATACTGAAATTCTATTTCTTAATTCCTCAATCAAATTGCTTTGTTCTTGTATAGCCTTTACTAAAATTGGCACAAATTTACTATACTTCAGCCCCATTTGTTTTCCATCTTCACTATGACTTGAGACTAAATTAGTTTTACTACTTTTATTATACCCAGCTTCCATTTCAAGGGCTACTACATCCTGAGCCTTAAAACCTATATCCAGCCAATCTTCCTTGTGAGTGCCGTCTGGAGTCTGTTCAAGTAAATCATAATCTTTATCAGTTTTATCGCCATATTTAGAACGCTTATCCCACTTATAAGTAACAGGGGATAGAGCATTAACAAAGTCTAATCCTAAATCAAGAGCCTTAAAATCTGTTTTATCACGAGCATCCGAGGCTATTGTCCAATCTACTTGTACATGAGCTTCACTAATGTTTTCATCGCCAAGCACAATCTCATTACTACCAGTAGTTATAGCCCCACCGGGACTTCCTGCAAGTCCTGCATCCTGTCCAAGAAGTAAATTATTTGAGCCAGATGTAACTGCCCCCCCAGCACTTTGCCCCATAGCTGTATTTGCACCGCCAGTAGCTTGTGATAAGCAAGCTCGACCAATTGCAGTATTGGCATCTCCACAGTTAGCAGATAACGCTAAATATCCTAATGCTGTATTTTGAGCGCCATCGTCAGTAGCATCGCCTGCATACGCTCCTATCATAGTGTTTTGTCCGCCCGTATTAATTGTTGCACCCGCTTGATTCCCCACTGCTGTGTTTCCTGCCCCAGATGTCAATGCTAAAAGAGCAGAACCGCCTATCGCAACTGCTCCATCAGCGGCACTTGTAACATTACCATTTTTCATGGCATCATCACCAATTGCAACACATATACCAGCACTTGTAGATGTCATTAAGGCTTGGTTTCCAATCGCTACGTTATTATGTCCATCTGTCATAGCTTTTGCGGCGGCATTACCCATTACTGCGTTATAACTTCCTGTACTAACAGCTAATAAAGCATCTGAACCTACGCCAACATTGCTAGTATGGCTGTTTCCATGTGAACCTTTACCCGCATTTGAACCGACAAAGGTGTTGTCATCGCCAGTAGCGTTATTTGAACCAGCTTTGTGTCCAAAATAAGTATTGTCTACACCCGTATCTACGATGTCCTCACCAGCCAAATATCCAAAGATTGTATTCGCACTTGTGCCATCTGAACCACCAGTACCACCAGCATCATTATTTGTGAGTGAGATTCGGGAGTTGTTGTCTACCGTTAATCTGGTAGTATTATCTGTTTTGAATATTATATCTCCACCAGTAACATCACCTGCATTTAATATAAGCTGACCAGTATTACTATGCTCATTACCTGCAAGTTCAATATATGCACCTCTTGTTTGCGAAACATCACCACCGCCACCAATTCTTGTTCGTCTATTGTCAGAAGCATCATCTGATGTTTGGTGTATGTCAAAATTTGTAGCATTTCCTGTTATACCTGACTTGGGAACAATAGCACCATTAAACTCAACATCGTCATCTTTGATACGCATTGCAATATCACCACCAGTATATATATCTATCACGTCATTGTGGTTATAATGAAAATATGTATTGCCACTTAAGCCATCTAAATACAAATATGAATCAGCTTGACCGCCTATACCCACCTTAACATTTGTCGTATCTACAACAAAAACATCACCGCCATTAGAGTTCTTTCGGACAAGAAAGGCTTCTGTGTTAGTCACATCTATTACCTGAGTACCTTCTAATATCTCATCAAAGGATAGTGAACCACCGCCACTTACAGTTAAATCACCTGAAATGGTAACATCACCAGAAATCGTACCTCCAGCTAGTGACATATTTAATCTGTTATTTGTAGTATCTAAAACACTGTTTAGTGCTTCTTGTGAGGTTACTGAGTTTGCCGTGACGGCGTTTCCTGAGGAGTCTAGAAGTACTTTGTTTAGAACTTCCTTAGCGGTGAATTTATTTGGGTTTGCCATAATCTATCCTATATTCCTCCACCACCGCTTAAAGCATCCATATAGTTAAATTATATGTTCTGTAACTTACCTTGAATCAAAACATATAATCAATCAATTATATCAAGTAAAACTTGCTGGTACTACTGCTCTAGTTCCTCCAGTCTTACTTCTCTTTTTAGTGCCGTATTTCTTCACAGCCATGTCAAATTTTCTTTCGTGTTGCATCATCAGATTCATAGACACTTGAGCCATACCAGCATCTGATTCTGTGCCAGCTCTATCCATATACAAACACTTCTTTACATAGTCAACAATAGCCGAATGAAACAGATTGTCTATATCTGGAGTTTGTGTAATAGCAGTAACCTTACTTGGATTGCCGTAGTAATGCAAAAGCATACCATTGGTGACTGAGTGGTCAAATGCCTGATACGCCTTTCTATCAGTTCTAGACTCACCAGAAGAAGAAAATGTTGTTATAAGGCCTAAGTGATCCCCCCTAATAAAATATAAAACCTTGTCTTCTGGATACTTAATATTGCTTGCCATTATGAAGGCTCCTCTATTGCAGACTCAGATGTATTGTCAAACATCAAAGGCTCTCCATCCAATACCCTAGGGACTCTTATATAGTCACCGTCATTGTCCATTACATCTACTCTATAAACTTTATTGATACCCATTGCATTACTACTGGAGTCTGTTGCGCTATCTGACAAATCATAAAATGTTTGATCGGCTACAATGTTTATTTTAGCAGACATGGACTTCTGCGAGTATTGACCAAGTTCATTCAATGCATCATTTATCAAAGACATGATATATGTTTCAGGTGCATTAGGAAAAACCTGTCTAACCCTGCTGATAATTTGTTTTACTGTTAATGATTGTATAGCCATTACATCAATGCCTGTATTCCTTTATCGTAGTCATTTTTTAATTGAGTAAGCACAGGAACATACAATTCAATATCTTCCTCGCTTGTAAAAGCCGATTCTATTGCTTTTATACAAGCATATATTACAACTAAATACTCAGCATCGTCTGGAAATTTTGCAATAACCTGATCACCAAACGCAACTGCGGGATAGCTCAATGTGTGTACATGGGCATTTTGAGCATTGGTAGGCTCTGGCACAACACTTAATATATTATTGATTATGTAGTATGCTGGGTCTGTAGTAGT